TTACCCAAAACCTTGCAAACAGAAATACTGAGCATGAGAAGTTAGAAGAATTTCAAACCAATCTCCAAAAAACATTCGAAGACCTTTCAAAGAAAAAAGAAGAAATCGTTTATTACGATTTTGCCTACTCCTTACTTAAGGACGATGGTGTAAAGACGAAGATCATCAAGAAGTATCTTCCTTTCATAAATCAGCAGGTGAATCGTTATCTTCAGATGATGGATTTTTACATTAACTTCCATCTTGATGAAGAATTCAACGAAACGGTAAAATCACCTATTCACGAAGACTTTTCTTATAGTTCCTTCAGTGAAGGTGAAAAAATGAGAATCGACCTTGCCCTACTCTTCACTTGGAGAGAAGTCGCCCGAGTCAAAAATTCCGTCAATACCAATCTGCTGATTATGGATGAGGTATTTGATTCTTCACTTGATGGTTTCGGCACCGATGAATTCCTTAAGATTATTCGTTATGTGATTAAGGATGCTAATATATTTGTGATTTCTCATAAGACTGACTTACATGACAAATTTGAAAGTGTCATAAGGTTCGAAAAGGTCAAGGGTTTTTCCCGTATGATGTCCTCACAAACACAAGACTGATGAACACTCCAAATTGGCAACACCACTCTAAAAAGGAGCAGAAGCGGAAACTGAAACCGCAAGCACTCCGACAAGCAAAGGCACGTCGCCAAGCACTCAAGAAGCGTCTCCAACACGGGGACGCTTCTTCGTTTATAAATATCTAAAAAGTATTTTTTTTAAGATGAAGTCGCAGGAATATAAAAATTTAATTGAAGCATATCAAAAAGTTTATGAGCAGCAAATTGGAGTTCCTTTAAGTTCTCCAACTGATTCCACAGCAGCAAAAAAACTTGGAGAAATTATTCAAAAACAAGGATTAGGTAAACCTAGTGATGTTGTAATTCCTAAAAGTGGATTGCAAAAGGCACATTATGAACCAGATGGTGAGATTATTGAAGAGAGTGAAAATTTTTATGATTTTGTTTTAAATAGACTTATAGAAGAGGGTAATACTAAAGAAGAATCTCTTGAGATGATGGTGAATATTGATGAAGGTCGTCTTGAGATGTTGAAGCAGGCTGCTCAAATGTGGAGAATGATGGCAAACCCCAAAAGTGTGCCTATTAAACCTCCAGGTGGTCCAACCAATTTAACAAATATTTTTAAAGGGTCTGCTCCTTCACCAGCAAAACCTCCAGCAAGATTTCAAATTGGAACTCCACCAAAACCACCTTCTCCAGTATCATCTGTTAACACTCTTAGTAGACTTGCTCCAACTGCACTTAGAGCAGGAACTATCGCTGGATTAACGCAACTTCAAGGAGATACTCCAAAATCTGGTCCAGCATATGATGCTCAACAAAAAGCAAGAGCACAAGCAACAGCTAAGTATGCCGCTCAAACTGGACAGTTTGGTAAATATGCGGAACCTGCGTCACGTTTTGCAAATGCTCGTGATACTGCTTTTGCTAAAGCTAAACAAATTAAGGGATCTCCAGTTGTTGGTCCAAAAATTGTTGGGTCAGGAACACCATCAGTACCAAAACCTGTTGCTAAACCAGTAGTAAAACCACAACCACCAACACTACAATCAAAAAATGTAACTCCTGGTGGTGTAAGTTATGAAAGAAGAGCAGCTACTCGTGCTGAGCTAGATGCTGCACGAGTAGCACGTTTTAGAGGTGAAGGTGAAGAGGGTGCAATTAAAGCTGCTGCAGAACTAAAGAAAAATAATAAATAATTAAAAAAGTATTTGTAACAATGGAAGCAAAACACGTTAAAGATTTGATGGAGGCTTATGCTTCTGTTTATTCGCAATCTGAAGAAGTAGTTTCAGAAGAAACTCTTGAAGAAAAGAAGATTGCTACTGGAACTGGTAAAAAAGTAATGCCTTCTGCTGAGGAGCGTTCAAAACTTGCTAAGAGAGCGAGAGCGGGTGAGGATATTGGCAAAAAGGGTAAGGGATTTGAAGCAGTTGCAGCAAAAGCAGCAAAACAGTATGGTTCAAAAGAAGCAGGTAAAAGAGTTGCTGCAGCCGCTATGTTTAAGGCGCAGGCAAAGGAAGAAGTAGAAACCGACCTTTTTGATCATATCCTTGAGCACCTAGTTGCCGAAGGTTATGCTAATACCAACAAGGCAGCAATTGCTATTATGGCAAATATGAGTGAAGAGTGGAAGCAAGATATTGTTGAAGGTATGACTATGAAGGACTTCAAAGCAAATCGTAAAAAACTTCAACGTAAGGAAGCTTCTGATGATGCTAAAAAGAGAGGACACGTTGATAGACTAACTGGAAAACCATATGGGACAGAAGAAGCTGCTTCCAGAAGAAGAAATCTAAATCCTGCTGAAAGAGAAGCAAGACGTGAGTTTGGCGAAAATCCAAACTGAACCACTTTTCAAACTGGCACATAAGAGGGTTTCACCACCCTCTTTTTTTGTATGATGGTTCCATAAGAAATCAAACCTATGACCGTCCGCCACGAAATCAAGTCCCAACTTGCTAAACTTCTTGCCACCGAAGACCTTGTGGTTGAGCACAAGAAGGTAGAGACTGCTTGCTTTAACGTCCATACCCGTGTGCTGACCCTGCCGATGTGGGAACGTGCTAGCAATACCGTCTATGACCTTCTGGTGGGTCACGAGGTCGGTCACGCTCTCTATACGCCTGATGAGGACTGGTTGCAGGAGCACAAGATTCCGCCCCAGTTCGTGAATGTGGTTGAGGATGCTCGTATTGAGAAATTAATGAAGCGTCGTTATGCTGGTCTTGCCAAGACCTTCTTCAACGGTTATCGGGAACTTGCCGACGACGATTTCTTCCAAATCAAAGACGACAATCTGGAAACTTATAATCTTGCTGACCGTGCAAATTTGTGGTTTAAGATTGGTAATTACGTTGATATTCCTATTGAGCGTGGTGAAGAAACTGAAATTATCAATCTGATTGCTGATACGGAGACCTTTGCCGATGTTCTGATTGCCGCAGAGGCACTCTATAAGTATTGTAAGCATAAGCAACAGGAAGAAACCAAGACTTCTCTGGATAATCTTGAGTCGCAGCAGAGTGGTGCAGATAATCAACCTGCTTCTGATTTTAGTGATCAGCAGGAAGGTGAGAATGATCAACCTGAGTCTAATGATTCTGAAGGTTCTGCTTCTAGTGAAACCACCCCAAAAATGGGTGATACCACTCAAGAACGGGGTGGTGAGAAGAATGAGGAACCTGAAGTCAAGACGATGGAGTCTCTGGAAGAGGCACTGAAAGAACTCGTCAATAATAGTGGTCCTGAAAATGTCTATTTGGAACTGCCTAAACTTGATCTGAAAAAAGTTATTGTTCCAAATGCTCAGATTCATTCTAACTGTAAAGAATCTTGGGACTCTTTTTCGGAAAATACTGGATATAAGTATGAAGACCTCTTTGGTGAAGTTGATCGGCAGTTTGTAGAGTTTAAGCGTTCTGCTCAAAAAGAAGTCAATTATCTGGTCAAAGAGTTTGAATGTCGTAAGGCAGCAGATTCCTATGCCCGTGCTACGACTGCTCGCACTGGTGTTCTGGATTGTTCCAAACTTCATACTTACAAATATAATGAAGACCTGTTCAGGAAGGTTACAACTCTTGCTAACGGCAAGAATCATGGTCTCGTGTTCGTTTTGGACTGGTCTGGTTCGATGTGCGATGTGATGCTGGATACGGTCAAGCAACTTTTCAACCTTGTTTGGTTCTGTAAAAAAGTTGCGATTCCGTTTGAGGTATATGCCTTCACGACCGACTATCCTCTTGTTTCTTATGATGAGAATGGTAAGGCAACTCTCCGTGAACTTGCTTATGAGAAAAAGGATGGTCTGATCCAAGTTGGTGAATGGTTTTCTATGATGAACCTTCTGACAAGTCAAGTGAATGGTAAGACTTTGGAAGAACAGATGAAAAATATCTTTCGCCTTGCTTATTCTTTTGGACGCAACTGCTATGCTCGTTATTCTATTCCTCTGGGTCTTTCCCTTTCAGGAACTCCTTTGAATGAGGCACTCATTTCTCTTCATCAGATTCTACCTAAGTTTCAGAAAGAGAATAAACTTCAGAAAGTTCAGTGTGTGATTTTGACTGATGGTGAAGCGTGTGGTATTAAGTACCATCGTGAAGTGAAGCGTCAATGGGAAGATGGTCCTTTTCTGGGGACTGCTGGTATTGGGTTTGGTTCATTCTTGCGTGATCGTAAGACTGGAAACACCTATTCTCTGGATTGTGAATGGCATCAAATGACCGATATTTTTCTTCGCAATCTGCGGGATAAGTTTGCTGATATTAACTTTATCGGTATTCGTGTTCTTGAGTCCCGTGATGCTGGCAACTTTATTCGCCGTTATTGTGGATATTATGGTCCTGATTATGATAAAGTAATGACTGCTTGGCGTAAAGAAAAAGCATTCACTATTAAAAAATCTGGTTATCATTCTTATTTTGGTCTTTCTGCTACTGCTCTTGCCCAAGATACAGAATTTGATGTTGCTGAAGATGCATCCAAAGCACAAATTAAATCTGCTTTTGTGAAGAGTTTGAAGTCCAAGAAAATGAATAAAAAAATTCTTGGAGAGTTTATGGAACTCGTTGCTTGATAAATATTTCAAAGAATTCTATTAGATCTAATGAGTAGATTTTCAGACTTATTTCAAGAACCAGCACCTGCTCCAGAACCAGGTTTTAATGAGAATGCAACAGATCGTGATGGTGATGGATTAGTTCAGGATGGTACAAAATTTGAAAGACCAGCACCAGTACCAGCACCTGTAAAGGGAACAGCAAAAAAAGGAACCAAGTAACCACTTCTCAAACTGTCACAGGGGGCACTCAGTTGCCCTCTTTTTTCTTGTATAATTACTTTGTTGAAACAAACCACCTAACTACATTATGTCTCGCAAGTCTGCTGTGAACGACGCCCAACTGATTGAGTCCATTAAAGAACTGTATGGTTCCGAAATTACTTCTGGTGACCTGAAAGGTTTTTGTGCTTCTCGTGGTCTGAATGTTCAGACTGTGACCCGCCGCCTGGAAAATTACAAGACTGGTCGTGGTCGTTGGAATCTGGAAGTGACTCAAGAACGTGTTGAAGAGATTGAGCGTTCTTTCATTGCCCCTGCCGTGCTTCCTGCCGCTGAACAAAACCTTATTCCTGATAAAGATGATACCTTCATCAAGTTTGGTAACTTTAACGATATTAAAAAAATTATTCAGTCCCGTATCTTTTATCCTACGTTCGTTACGGGTCTGTCGGGTAACGGTAAAACGTTCAGTGTGGAGCAAGCGTGTGCTCAACTTAAGCGTGAACTCATTCGTGTGAATATCACCATCGAAACCGACGAGGATGATTTGATCGGTGGTTTCCGCTTGGTGAATGGTGAGACTGTCTGGCACAATGGTCCTGTGATTGAAGCACTGGAGCGTGGTGCGATTCTGCTTCTGGATGAGATTGACCTTGCTTCTAATAAGATTCTGTGTCTGCAATCTGTCCTTGAAGGTAAAGGTGTCTTCCTGAAAAAAATTGGTCGCTTCGTGAAACCTGCCGCTGGTTTCAACGTGTTCGCCACCGCCAACACCAAGGGTAAGGGTTCTGATGACGGGCGCTTTATCGGCACCAACGTTCTCAATGAAGCATTCCTTGAGCGTTTCCCTGTGACCTTTGAGCAAGGATATCCTGCTCCTGCTACTGAGCAGAAGATCCTTGAGGGCATCGCTCTGGATCTGGGTGTGGAAGACCGTGACTTCTGTAAGCGTCTGGTTGACTGGGCAGACATTATCCGCAAGACCTTCTACGATGGTGGTATTGAGGAAATTATTAGCACCCGCCGTCTGGTCCACATCATCCGTGCCTATAGCATCTTCCAAGACAAGGCAAAGGCAATCCAAGTGTGTGTGAATCGCTTTGACGATGAAACCAAACAGTCTTTCCTGGAACTCTATGATAAAGTGGATGCTGACTTCCAAATGCCCACTGGTCCTTCTGAAGCAGAAGTTCGTGCCGCATTTGCCTCAGACGCAGTTTTCTGATATAATTGGGGAAGGTAAATTATGACCCTTCCCCTTTATTATGGACGAATATCCTTATCCCGATAATTTCGGCACAAACGTTACTGGATCTAGATTTTCGGGTGGTGATTGGCAAGATCGCACCAAACTAGATCCAAATCAATATCAATTTATTCTTTCCGATAAACCGAACGAAGTTTTTTTTGGTAAAAAACCTGTTATGAGCGAACCTAAAAACCATCTTTGGAAATATGATGAAGATAAAATTCTCAAAGACATTCAAGACTATGTGACCAGCACTTATGGTAGTCACTATTGTGGTCACAATCAAGCGTACAAGGATACGCAAACGATTGATCTGATGGCAGCAAAAGATTTGGCAGTTCCTTTCTGTCAGGCAAATATTCTCAAGTATGGTAGCCGCTATGGTGATAAAGATGGACGCAATAAGCGTGACCTCCTCAAAGTCATTCACTATGCTATGCTTCTCCTCCACTTCGACGGGCACTACTCCCGTAAAGATAATGGTCTTACTGAATTCCGTTGATTATGAAACTCCAAAACAAAACTATGAAACTTTCTGACAATACCCTTGCTCTTCTCAAGAACTTTGCTGGTATCAATAACTCTATTCTTGTAAAGAGTGGTAATCGTCTTCGGACTATTTCTGTTGCCAAAAACATTTTGGCAGAAGCAGAAATCACTGAAGAGTTCCCCCGTGACTTTGCGATTTATGATCTCAACCAGTTTCTGAACGGTCTGAGTCTTCATCAAGATCCCGACCTTGACTTTACTGAAGAGTCGCATCTGAGTATTAAGGAAGGAAAGCGTCGTGTGAAGTATTTCTTTGCCGACCCCAATGTGATTATTTCTCCCCCCGATAAGGACATTCAACTGCCTTCACAAGATGTTTGCTTCCAACTGGATAGCACTTCTCTGGAAAAACTGGTCAAGGCAGCAGCAGTGTATCAACTTCCCGACCTTTCTGCTGTTGGCGAAAATGGAGTCATCAAACTGGTGGTTCGTGATAAGAAGAATGATACTTCCAACGAATATGCCATTGTAGTTGGTGAGACTGATAAAGAGTTCACTTTTAATTTCAAGGTAGAAAACATCAAGATTATTCCTGGTGCCTATGACGTGGTAGTGTCTTCTAAACTTCTGTCACAGTTTACGAATCCCAAGTACAACCTCTGCTATTATATTGCTCTGGAACCTGATTCTACCTTTGGATGAACATCTTCGTAACTTCTCCTTGGCCTGCCGAGAGTGCTATCTGCCTTCCCGACAAACACATCGTCAAGATGCCGCTGGAATGCTGCCAAATGCTTTCCATCGTGGCATCTGAAAAATGGGGTCATAACTATGGTCCTTTGTACAAGACTGATAACACTCCCTACCGAACTGAAAAGGGTGCGTTTCGTAATCATCCCTGTACCAAATGGGCAATGGATAGTATCCATAATGCCTACTGGTTAATTAAGCACGGTATGAATCTGTGTGATGAGTATGCAGTTCGTTATGGTAAGATCCATTCGTGCTATAATACCCTTTTACAAGCATATTACCTTTTTCCTAAGGGGAAGATTACAGAAGTAACTCCATTTGCTCGTGCGATGCCAGATGAGTATAAACTTGACACAAGCATTGACACTTTTACTGCTTACAAGATGTATATCGCATCCAAACCTTGGGTTGCATCTAATTATCTTCGTATGCCGCAACGAAAACCTGATTGGGTCTAAATTATGAACAGTGATTTTATTTGGGTTGAAAAGTATCGCCCTAAAACAATTGAAGATTGTATTCTCCCCGAGAGTACCAAGAAGACATTTCAGGACTTTCTAAATAAGGGTGAAATTCCAAATATGCTTCTTGCTGGTCCTCCTGGCATTGGTAAGACCACAGTGGCAAAAGCACTCTGTAATGAATTGGGAGTAGATGTTTATGTCATTAATGGATCCGACGAGGGTAGATTCCTCGATACTGTCCGAAACAATGCGAAAAACTTCGCTTCGACCGTTTCGCTTTCGTCAGATGCTAAACACAAAGTCGTCATCATTGACGAAGCAGATAACACAGGAAACGACGTACAACTCTTACTACGGGCGTTTATTGAGGAGTTTGCTGGTAACTGCCGCTTCATCTTCACCTGCAATTATAAAAACAAAATCATCGAACCTCTCCACTCCCGATGTGCCGTCATCGACTTTGGGATCAAAGGGAAAGAAAAAACCAAGTTGGCAGGATCCTTCTTCAAGCGTCTACAAGACATCTTGGATGCGGAAGGTGTACGATACGATCCTAAAGTCCTTGCCGAACTGATTAATAAGCATTTCCCAGATTGGCGTAGGGTTCTCAACGAATGCCAACGATATTCCGTTGGTGGAGAAATTGATTCTGGTATTCTCGCAAGTTTTTCTGATGTTTCCGTAAATGAACTGGTTAAATCTCTCAAAGATAAAAACTTTACTGAGGTCAGAAAGTGGGTGGTCGCCAACCTGGACAACGATGCTTCTCATCTACTCCGCAGGGTTTATGACACCGCTTATGATTGCCTTTCACCCGCGACTATCCCCGCTGCCGTTCTTATTATTGCTAAGTATCAATACCAATGTGCGTTTGTGGCTGACCAAGAAATTAACCTCTTAGCAGCACTGACTGAGATTATGGTGGAGTGTGAGTTCAAATGATCAGGCATCAACTTAAATCTCAGTGGTATTATATTTTCTGGGGTGCCTGTGCTGTTGCTGTTGTTGGTGGACAACTTTATGTTGGGACTGGGTATCGTGAAATGGCACAGTCAGTTAAAGGCGTTCAAATTTCTGTGAGGTGTATGAATGGGTCTGTTAAAAATTGATTTTAAATCTCTTAAAGAAGTTGCTGTTAAAACAACTCCTGAAAATGTGAAAGAGGCAAATGAAGGTCTCTTTCGTGCTAAAATGACTCTTCCTGCTGCCGCAAAACATTGTGGTATGACGCAGAAAGAAATGAAACTCACTTTTAGAGAGTATTTGAAGTATCATCCTATTGATTATGAAATCCCTAAAAACGCCGCTTAGATATCCAGGTGGTAAGTCCCGTGCTTGTGAGAAGATGGGACCTTATTTCCCCGATCTTCGCAACTATAATGAGTTCCGCGAACCATTTCTTGGTGGAGGAAGTGTTGCAATTTATATCACTAAGAAATATCCCAACATAGATATTTGGGTAAATGATTTATACGAACCTCTTGTAAACTTCTGGCAACAACTCCAGATTTTTGGAATTGATCTTAAAGATAAACTGGTAAGTCTTAAGACAGCAAATAATACTCCAGAACTAGCAAAAGATCTTTTCCTTCAAGCAAAGGAGCAAATCAATGACCAAAGTTTGCCTAGCATTGATCGTGCTGTGGCTTTCTATATTGTCAATAAGTGCAGTTTCAGTGGTCTCACGGAGAGTTCATCATTTTCACAACAAGCTTCCCAAAACAATTTCAGTTTGCGGGGCATCGAAAAACTGCCTGCGTATTCTAAACTGATCGAACATTGGCGTATAACTAATTACTCGTATGATTATCTGATGGATGGAAACAAAGGTGCTTTTATGTATCTCGATCCTCCTTATGACATTAAGGATAATCTCTACGGGAATAAGGGATCAATGCACAAAAGATTTGATCACGATAAGTTTGCTGCTGATTGCGACGCTAACAATATGGATCAGTTGATTAGTTATAACTCCGATCAACTTGTAAAAGATAGGTTTAAAAACTGGAACGCCGTTGAGTTTGATCTGACTTATACAATGCGTTCTGTGGGTGAATATATGCGTGAGCAAAAACAACGTAAAGAACTCTTGCTTTTTAATTATGGAATTGAAGGACTGGTTAAACTCGATCAATCAGACGAAGCAACATCTGATTGAAGAAGACCCTTCACTTGAGAAGGAATATACACCTTATATTATCAATCGGTGCCTTTCGGGGCATATAGATTGCATTATGTTTGCAAATGAAATGAATCGATATCATTTTCTCCCAAAGAAGTTGCAATATGACTTTTTTATAAATAGTCTGAGGAAAAAGAAGAGATTTTCTCCCTGGCTCCGTCAAGATAAAATCAAAGACCTTGATTATGTCAAACGTTATTATGGATATAGTAATGAGAAGGCAAAACAAGCTTTGAGGATTCTTACTCAAGAACAACTTAATTTTATAAAATCGAAATT